TAAAATAATTATGATCAACTTGATCAGTGATTATTATTTCTTCGTCATTTAAATTATAGGTACCGCCAAAAGTAAACTTCTGAAATTTGGGATTTAATTTAGTAACTCCTGTAAATGGTAAGGAAGAAGATGCAATTAAAATTTTATTTGAATCTGGGTTTGGTATTATGTAATCATGTGGATAAGAAACATGTTGTGATCCAACCATCCTTTTACCTTCATGTTCATGATAAGGCCCATAATAAGGAATACCATTTACAGTTCCAATGTCTGGTTTAATATAAACATTTTGAATGTTAGCAGTAAATTTATTTAAATTGGGATGAAGATCAGAATCTACTTTTGAGATTCTACGAGTAACTTTTGTAACTTTTCTAGGATCAGAAATACCGGTACCAGTAATCAAACAAGTATTTTGATCAAATACATCGGTAACAATATATTCTTTATTTGATGTAGGATCGAAACTTGAAGTAATTTTATCACCCCATTGAGATCCCGAAGCCAAAGTTTCATGTGTTGTTACTCTATCACCAATTCTTAAAATATTAACATCTTCTGTAACGAGTTTATACGTATTATTAACAGAATCAATAATTTCAAGTGTTTTTACAACATAACTTTGTGCAGTATTAAACAACCAATTGTTTTGTTTAAATCCAGAACCAATTTTACCTAAAGATTTGATTTTTATTTTTGATCCTTTCTTTTGATAATAGGTATCTGATGGAATTTGTATATCTTTTAAAACAGATCTAATTTTTAATCTTATTCCATCTTCAGATTCATCATCAGCTGCATATGCAAACGTATCTTGATCTATGAATGTATTATCTGATATTATTCTTTCGATACCAGTTGTATTGATACCCAAAAATTGGTTTATAGTTTTATCAGCATAGGTACAAACACCAACAGTACCATTTTCATATACAAATGATAAAGTTCCTGAATTTGGAAATCCGAGAGTTGAATCAACATCTAAAAATGTTTGTGCAATTCCAACTTGCCCAATTATTTTTGTTTTTGCATGTGTCGAGAAATTTCCATATGTTAATGGAGATGATCCTTCAGGAAAATTAAAAGATCCATCCAAACTTACCTTATAATAAGTGTTTGTGAGAATTCCAACAGATATTCTCTCAACTGCACTAATTGGAGCATATGCTTTTGATATGTTTTCAAAAGAATCTTGGAATAATGTTTTGTTTATAAGGTCATCGACATCACCATCAACCAATTCAACGATTAAATCTCTTGTAATTCGATATTCGGCATTGGAGGGTGATATTACATTATCAATTGGACGTACTATACTTACACCTTCTCCATATAAAGCTCCGAATAGTATTTTAAATGATTCGTCAGTGCCTCTAGTTGAATAAAAGTCTTTTGATTGCTTTATGAACTGTGCTTGATTAAGATTGGAGTTTAAATCTTTTTGAAAACCATGTAGGAATTGAGTTTTTGCTTTTTTTAAGAATTCATCTAAAAATAAAACACTTAAATTGCTAACAGAAGTATCTTTTTCATGATTTCCAGCTATTGTAGATGAAAAAACAAGATTTTCTGGATTTGATGGATTTGTATATGATGTAATACCACTAAAACCTCTTGTGCAATTAACAAAACTTATATCTGTCTTACTTTCATATGTAATTACTTCATCATTAATTTTTATTAATCCATAATTATCAGGGAAACCTTCAGTATTTGATACAAAGATAGTCTCAGTCGATATTCCTGCATACTTTGTAGTTGATGTTGATTTTATTAGATTACCACTCTCACTTAACTTAATATAAGAGTCGATATTGTTGATTAAATCAACTGGCCCACCTTTATATTCTTGTCCAATGTAATATTGAGATAAAAATTCTCCAACCAAGGGAAAATCCTCTCTTACATAAGAGGGAACTTGGTTTTTTACGATTTGATTTAACTTTACTCTTTTTTCTGACATCTATCTTATGATGTTTCCGTTAGAATAACTTGTGGTGACTGTATAATTTGATCCAGAGGGGTCAATACCTGAACTGATGTCATCAACAACTGTATCAACTGTACTACTATCTAGTTGCAAATAAAGATCCTGTAATCCGATGACATCATTTGATTCTGGTGTTGCTGAAATTTCTAAAATTTGAACATTATCTTTAGTTTTACCCGAAACTATGTTGATTGGATCTAAAGTAATTCTTCCAGTAACATAATTTATTACTCCAATGTTTCTTTTTTGTATAACTGGTGTTGAAAGTCCAGAATTTAATGAAAACAATCCAAGTTGTCCTTTCTCTCGATTAGAATTTGGTACATCAAACAGATAAACATCAGTATTAATATTTAAAACTCGAAAAGCACTTGATTTTATGTTAAAACCATTCATTGATTTGATATGAAATTGATTTCCAAAGTCAATAGCATACTCTGCAGTTTCAGAAGTAGCTAATCTCAAGTCTCTTCTCATTTCAACAGTTGTAATATTGGAAGTTACCGATTCATGACTTTGATCAATGACTTTTAAGAACTTACTATACTTAAATCTAGCTCCATAATTATTTAATTCAGAAGATTCGGCATATTTTGTGATATCTTTTTGTACTTTCGTAGATACAAATGATTCACTTGGTGCCAAATTAGTATTATAGTATACCTTGCTGGTAGTTTCAATAAACAAATACTTTAAATCAAGTATTTCCGGAACAATTCCAGCAACAGAATACTTTTTAAGGTCTCTTTTTATATTTTGTTTGATTGCATTTGGAACAAAATCACCATTTCGAGGTTTTATACTAATAAAAACCTTACCAAACTGTGGGGGAACTAAATCTTCACCACCAAAAACCGATATTGACTCAGTTTCCGGATAAATTTTATTTGGAATTAACATTTCAAAGTCATTTGCACTTAAGGCTCTATTTTGTGTTGCATAAATTTGTGGTGCAAACTTTCTTATTGAATCAACACTCTCAATACTTTCACCTCCACTTGAAGAAAGTGGACTTGATATTAAAGAAATTCCAGATGTCACGTTTATCTCGATAGAATTTCTTGTATATGTTAATCTTCCAGAGTATGTAAAGTTACTAACACCATTTGCATCGTCTCCAGAGGTTACAATATAAGAAACTTCAATTAAATTTCCATCTTGAAGCTTTTTCCCAAAGATACCATCACCAAATATTAGTTCATATTGTTCACTTGCCACTTCTTGTAAAAAGAAAATGTTAGAATTACCGTTAATTACTGATCCAGAATCATCATTAAACAGATTATCATGTCTTTCATACTTAATAGAGACTGTTGAATTTGAAGATGGTCTAACTTTTACGACCAATGTGTCTAAATCAATACCGGTATTCGGTAAAATAAACTTTTGAAAAGGATTTCTTGAAGAATATGTAAATGTTTGATCTAATAATGACCCCTCATATACTTCAATTTCATCAAAACTTGCAATTCCATCAACGACAGACACTGTTTTGTCTTCTGGTATACCAAAAACAAAAGATTGTCCACGAAATTGATTGCTAGTACCTGCTACAGGGCCTTTTTTAAGTGTCAAATTTGCAGGAGTTGGAGAAACTGATGAAAGATTTGCAAAAAATGTAAGTTTTGCTCTTGATGATTTCTTAGAACGAGGTAAGTATCCAATATTTCTTGCCAATGCAACTACATTTTCACGCAAAGTTGCCGAATCAATGAATACCTCATTGGATATCATGTTCGCATTGTATGAAGTTATGTAAGTATTGTAAGCTAATACGTCTAAAATTGTTGAAAGGTTAGATCCTTCAAAATCATAATCGCTGAAATTTGAATTATTTTTTAAATAATCTCTTAAAGTAGTTTTTATCTGGTCAAAATCCAGATTTGTAAAATTTGTAAGTGACATTTATCTAGTCGGCAGTAACACAAAATCTAATTGTTGTGGTGGAATATCAATTCCTATGATTTCATATTCAATTGTGACGTTCATTTCATTGAAATCAAAATTTGGTCTTACAAAAACATTCAATAAATTCACTCTTGGTTCAAAATTTCTGATTGAATTACGTATTTCATCGCGTATGGCATCAGCTGATGCATCATCTATATTCTCAAATAACGATTCTGTGATTCTTGAACCAAAATCTGGATTAAAAAACTTCTCTCCGGGTTGTGTAAAGACAATATTTCTTATTGATCGAGCAATTGCACTCGAATCCTTCAAAGCAATCAGGTCATCATTCAGAGGATTAGTCTGAAATGACATGCTAATATCCTTATATTTTTGATTTACCCGTTCTAAAGGCATTTATGTGTAGTTGATATAACTTATTTATACTAAAAATTCGGGAGTTCTTTTGGTTGTGATTTTTCTTTCGCTGTTTTCCAGAAATAATTGTCATCATTTCCAAGGCCATCACGATCATGACCGTTTTCAACCTGATAATATACTG